AGGACTAACAATACAAAAGATATGGGAAGGAGTACAAACCTTTTGGGGTTATCTCAACTGGGCATTTATTGTAGCTTTTATAATTGTGAGTGGTGTATTTAATATGTATGTATCGGCGGAAAATAAGGCTGAAAAATTAAATTGGTTCCGCAAACTTCCAATGGCCATTTGGGTATTAATTATTGGAGTTGTAATGGCTGGTATTTTTATTTTTTCATATAATATAGTGACTAAACAAGATATAACAGGACTATTGTGGAGTATTATATTTTCTATGGGAATTTACAAACTTGGTATTGATAAATTTATTGGTTGGCTTGCTGCAAAATTAGGATTACAATTAAAAAATAAATAATATGATACTTTTTGATAATCCAAAAACAAAACAAGAAATATTTTTCAATACCTATGTGGATGATATAAAAGAGTCTTGCATAGGTATTGGACTATTTCCTTCTGTAAAAGCAGCTCAAATGGCTTGTGAAACAGGATATGGTAAAACAATAAACAAGGCTGCCAATAATTGCTTTGGTGTTAAAGCTGGTAAATCTTGGGCTGGTAAAGTTATTTCTAATTCAACAAAAGAAACAATCAATGGTAAAAAATTGTTTTTTGTGGGGACTGGGAAAATTTATGATTCTTATTCTGAGGCAATAAAACTTGGAGTGAATTATATCACTTTGTTTAGGGTATATAATTCAACTTTAGAAAGTATTATTGATCATAGTACATTGTTAAAACGTGATAGATTTAAACCAGTAAGAGAAGCTAAAACTCCTGAAGAACAAACTCAACTGCTTGAATCTTGTGGGTATGCTACTGCACATAATTATAATGAGACTTTAGATTGGATAATTAATAAATATGATTTAAAAAGACTTGATATATGAAAAATTTTTTAAAAGATTTTTGGAAAAAACAAAAAATTAAAATAATTTTATCTATTGTAATAACTATTCTTACAGGAATTATAGGTTTTGGTTTTTCTATTTTTCAAAAGAAAATAGAAAAAGAAATAGAAACAAGAAATAGAATGGCTGAAATTGTTTTTACAAGACAAATTCAATATACTGATAAAATGGGGAGATTAGTTACTGAAGTAACAGAACAAAGAGTCACTATGCAAGAATATCAAAGAATGATTGATAATGGGGATGTTGAAAAAATGAAACTTCAGAAACAAATTGAATCTATGGGGATTCAATTAAAAAAAGTTGAATCTATGGGGACTTATGGTGTTGAAATAAAATATGATTCTTTACCAATATTAGTGTATCTTACAGATAGTACAGAATTTGATAGTATTTCTGATGGTTTTGTAACTTTAAAAAGAATGAGAAATATTGATTGTGATACTGCAATTTATAATATTTTAGTTAAGGATTCTTTAATATGGTCTATTAATTGGTATTTTTTGGATAAATGGAAATTTAAAAACATATTTTGTCCAAGAGATAAATATTATAAATTAGATGCAAAGATGACAAATCCTAATGCTGAAATCACTTATTCAAGATATTTCAAATTTCCTAAAAAGAAAAAAAGAGAGATAAAAGATAATGGCTGTAATTGAAAATACTTGTACTGAAATTGGAGATGTTCTTTTATTTGAATTCCAAATCCCTATAATAGGTTTATTATCTTTATCTTCTTTTACAGATACTATTATAGGGGAAACAGCTACTCGCTATTTCAAAAAAGAGTTTAGATATTCTTTAGATGGAATAAATTTTGAAGTTTGGAATTCTTTAACAAATTCAAATCTATCATCAATTTCAGTTACTCCTACCGATTATTTTTATGTTAAATATAGATATACTAGAGAAGGTACTGATAATACTGGAGATTTGTCTTTTGAAGACATAACTATAAATGGAGTTTTTTCTTCTTTTAGTTGTGGAGAAACATTTAACAATAGTATTTTTGCTAAATATATAAATTGTCCAGATAATGAGGCATTAAATTGGTGTTTAAATGTTACTAAAAAATTATACTATGAAGGAATTGTTCCAAATTATATATTAAGAAGAATAACTTCAAATTTAAATGAGGATAAAGATTATTTAGATTTTTGGAAATCTATAGCTTGTTTTTTTGCTATGATTGTTGTTTATGGAAGAAAAATTTTAGAAAATTTTAGAATCTATGAAGAATTAATAAAATTATATTTGAATCAGAAAAATTTATATTTTTGTAATAATACTTCTTTAATAGATTTAAATTATTTAATAGATAATTTTTATGATGAAATAAGACAAAGAGGAACAAATCAAATATATAAAGAAAAAAGTTCAACTCAATTAGATTTAACTTCTATATATCATACTAAATCAACTTTTAATAAAAGTGTAAATGGTGAATTATTGAGATTAATTTGCTATACTAATATAGATGAATTTATTTTTAATTTAACTAAAAAAGAATATGTAGGTTGGACTATAAATAAATCCTCTCCTCTATTTAAAGGCTTACATTCACATTTAACTATAAATAAGGCTTATGAAGACAATGGAGATATTATAAATCTTGATTTATATCCCCTCTACAATTCTCAATATATAAGTATTGAAAATGATGGAAATAAACAAGTTTTAAAAATATTAAATATTCCTTCTACTTTACCTATACCTGCATCAGGTATAGGACCTTTTAATTTTCCCATTATTAATACTAATGATTTAAAAAAAGTTATAAGAGTAAATGAGAATCTAGATTATCAAATTAGCTTTTGGGTAAAAGCTCCTACTTTTGATGATTTAGATAGTGACTCTACAAGTGATAGTTGGATTGGAGATTATTTAGATTCTAAATTAACTTTTGGAGTAATTGGATTAGATAAAGATGATAATTTTATAGATTTTATTAATATAGCAAATGGAAATTCTTCTAATTTATTTTTTACAAAAAGACAATTAATCAAAGGAGATACTTGGTTTTTTGTAAGAGGAATTATTTATAATAAAAATTATTCTTTGTTGAATATAAATGAAGCAAGATTAAATATAGGTTTTGGAGAAAATTTAAAATTTTCTCCAAATATAATAAAAATTATTCCTATAATAGCTTTAGATAATCCTTTATCTGATATAAATTGTTTATATATTTGGAATTTACAAATTAAACCTTTAAATACACCTTTTAGTACTGGTTTTATTCAAATCAAAAACTTTATAGAAATTTGGTTGGAAAAAAATAATTATTCATTAACTGAAGAAGAAATAGAAGAAATAATGAGAAGATATTTGCTTCCTTATAATTGTATTTTTAAAAATATATGGTTAGAAGACAACTATGATTCTTCAACCTCAACCTCAACTTCAAATTAATATATTATGTCATATTTAAAAATAGTAGAAGAATTATTTTTAGGAAAAATAGAACTTGAAAGATTTCAAGAATTTATGAAAGATTCTGGTTTTCAAAAATTTATCTCTAAAATAGGGACAGAATTTGGTTTATTAGATTCTTTAACAAATTCTTTTGAAAATGGCTTGGTAGAACAAGATTTAGGTGCAACTATTAAAATTAAAGAAATATTTGGGATAGATAAAGATGGATTATTTTTATCTCGTTCTGCAATAACAAACATACCTGTACCTCAAGATAGTACTTGGTATTGGATAAAAGCCTATCATTCTTATAATACAAGAGAAAGTGGAAAAGTTTCAATAGGAGCAGATGGAACTTTAACTGGTGTCGGAACTGAATTTTTAAAAATATTTAGAGGTCAACCTGATTTTCCTACTAAAATTATATTTTATAATTCTATAAATAATCTTTTAGAATATGAGGTTTTAGAAGTAATTAGTGATACTGTTGCTTCTTTACAAGGAATTTTTATAGCAGAAACTGATTTAGAATTTTCTATTATAGGTACTTTTACAGAAGGTTATATTCCTCCAACTATTAATAAATATCCTTTACAATATGATTATTGTACTTATGAATTTGTTGCAAGTGATCTTATGCCAACTTATGTTTTAGGTAAAGAATTTTTCTTAGCAAGAGTAAAATGGGATGTAGCAACAAGTACTTTATTTGTTGAAGATAAAAGATCTACCTTTAGATTCAAATTACAATCAGATTATTATTTAAACCAAAGACCTTTAACAGCAAATCCTTTAATTGGAATTGAAGAAATTAAATGGGATGCAACTACTTCTACTAAAGATAAAAATAGATTATATTTTGCTTGGACTTTAAGAACTTCTAATTACACTTTTAATCCTAATACTAACAAACTTATTATTACTAATGGAAAAGGTGGGAGATTTAAAGATTCTACTTTTGCTACTAATTTTACAGATGGAGATTTTAATGGTTGGAGAGTATATCCAGCAGGAGGAACAGAATATTTTAAAATTTTAAGCAGTATAAAAAATCTCACTACTATTGAATTGATTTTAATGAATGGAGATGCCACATATTTGAGTGGTTCTGATGAATTAATTATAGCTCCTCCCGCAGAAGAAATTGAAATTATTTGTTCTGTAGATTCTTCTTATGGAACTGAAATATCAAATCAAAAATTCTTATTTCCTATTAATTTAGGGATAGGAAAAATAGATTTACTTGTTCTCTCAACAAATCCAACTTTATATAATATAAGATATAGATACAAATCACATAATAATTATTCACAAATTTATAATTTATTAAGTGATACTATTGGTTATTATGCTGAAAATCAACATTATTCTAATGGAGAATTAATTGAAGGAGCTGTACAAACACCTTATGTTGCTATATCTTATAATCCTCCTAATCCTGATGGATTTATTCCTTTAACTTTAGCTTTAACGGCATATTCTATATTTAATTTAGGAGACATCCCAGGTCTTACTACTATAATTTTAGATGGACCTCCTCCAGTTACTCAACCTTATAAATTGGATTTAGAGGTGGGGTTAAATAAAAAATATCAACTTTTAATTGCTTCTTATCCCTGGAGTTTAACAGCAAATTTAATAATTAACTTAATTTCAAATTCTTCAAATAAAAATGGTAATGAATTTAATATTTGTTTTGTAGGAAACATAATTTTGAATGGATTTAAAATAGAAATTAGAGAAAATTATGTTGATATAATAACACCAGGTACTTTAATAAAACTTATTCCAACTCAAGCAGAATTAACTTTTAGACAAAATCCTCTACATGATCTTCTTTGGTTAAAATTTATTTTTAATGGAACTGCTTGGTTTAAAATGGAAGAAGATAATTTTGGAAGAGTTTATGCTAATAAACTTGCAATAGATGCTAATACAGCAGCAATAGCTTTAATAAATACAACTAGATCCTCTAATTCAATACTTTCAACTTGGCTTACTTGTGATGCAGGGGCAACTGCAACAGTTGTTACAGGAACAATAGTTACTAAAAAAATTGATGCAAAAACAGTATTTGTTACAATTGATTTGGGAGTCACAATAGTTGGGGGTCCTCCCACAACAATTTCTGTTGATTTATTGAATAATTTATCTTCAATATTCACAAGTGGTTTGTTACATTTCAACACAACAGGATATTGCATGTCAACAGATTTTTGCACAGTATTAGTCACTACAACTGGAATTACATTTACTGCAAATGGTGGTACAGTTATAAATTTTGGAGCAGCAACCCATGTAGGTTGGTCCGGAGTAGTATTTTTAACATAAAAGAATTTTGAATTTTAAAGAAAAATAATTATTTTTATAAAAATGAAATATTAAGAATGGAGTTAAAAATTGAAACTAAAATAACTAAAAGTGAAAGTTCTTCTATTACTAATAATTTAGAAATAATAAATTATTTAACAGGAAATGATTTCACTTCTAATAATTTTGAAGTTATTGATATCAAAACCATAGATTTTACTTTATCTAGCACGAGATTATTATCTCCAATAAACATATTCAATTTATTACAAATTAATAAAGAAGATTGTTCTTTTTTGCATATTCAATGTCTTAATTCAGATACTACATTATTAACTAATAATATTAATTTTACTGTAAATTTTGGTGGTCAAATATTTAAATGTTCTCAATTAACTTTAGCCAATATTTTTAATTTTAATTCTGATATCATCATTACAGATATAGAAATACCAGATGATAATAAAGGTATATTAACAATTGTAGTTGGAATTAAAGAAGAAGAAGAATCAATATAATATATGTTAGAATTTTTTTATACAGGTGCTTTTAAATGTGGGGATGTTCAATCTAATCCTATAAAAAGTTTAGGAGGTTATTGTTCTTCTTCTAAAGTACCTAGTTTTTATCAAAATAATTTATTTTCTTCTATTACTCCTTATTCTATTTTAAAAAATAAAATAGAATTAATTGGTTTAATATTAAAAAATTCATATACTAGAACACTAACTAATATTAATATATCTACTATTACTCCTTCTAATTCTTATGCTAAATTTGAATTAGCTTTTGTTGCCTTAGCTCAAGACAATAATGGTTGGTATATGGAAAAAATTCCTAATAAAAATTCTATTCCTTATACTGCCACTTTTTATGATATTGAAAATGGGGTGAATTTACCCGATTTAATTCAAGATGGGAGAATAGGTATTTGGGTAAAAAGAATTTTAAATCAATCTAATATCATTAATCTTAATGATGATGATAAGCTTTATAATAATTATAAAAATGGGGTTGTTTTATCTGTAGAAGAAAAAATTGATATAAAGGTAGTTTTTGATTAAAAAATTTTTTATTATATAAAATATAAAATTTATATTTTTAAATGGAGATAGAAGAAATAATAAAATTTTATGAATATTTTTATAAAAAATTAAGTGGAGATTTTAATTATATATATAGATTATCTAAAAAGGATAAAATAATTATTGAAAATTTCTTAAAATTATTTGAAAAAAATGGAGTTAAAAAGGAAAGTTTGGGAAAAGAATTTTGGTTTAACTATTTTTCCTTTCAATTTGAATATTGGAGAACTAAGTATACTTATTTAGGAAAAAATAAAGTATTATTATCTTGGATAATTGGAATAGAAGCTTATAAAAGATGGATAAATAAAAGTAAAAATTGGAAATGGTTTAGTGATAATAATTTAATTAAATTATTTAATATAAATAAATCAGATTTAATCCCAAAAAATCAAAATAAAAAAAATTTTGAAATAGACAGACAAAATCAAGAAAATCTAAAAAAACAATTTGAACAAAAAGGAGAAAATAAATTGGGATTATGTTTATTATATACAGATTTATTCTATAATTCAAGTAAAATTTGTTTATCTTGTAAGGATAAAATAGATTGTGAAAAAATAAAAAAAGAAATTTATGTGTAGTTTTGAAGGGTGTAAAAATACTAACATAGTAAATAAAAAATATGAGTTATGTGAAAAACATAATTGGTTAAGAATGAATCCAAACAAAACAGAAGCAGATTTTTTTAATAGATATCAATTTAGACAAAATAAAAATTTAAAAACTCCAAGTATTCAAAAAAATGATAAAGCTTATTTTTTAAAAAGAACTTCTTTAAAATCTGTTTCTAAAAAAGAACAAATAAATAAAACAAAATTAAATGAAATTTATAAAGAGATAGATAGAAAAAGAGGCTTAATTTGTGAAGGTTGTGGTAATAAAAATTATTTATCTCATTCACATTTAATATCTAGAAATGATAGAAAAGATTTAGAAGCAGATGAAAATAATATAAAAATCCATTGTATGCAGAGAATGGATGGAACTAAAGGTTGTCATGGAAGATGGGAAGGATCTTTAAAAGAAAAACAATCATTATTAGATTTTGAACAAAATATGGAATATATTAAAAATGTTGATATTAAAATTTACAATAAAATTTTATTTTTAAAATAAAAATGAATTCTTATTTAAAAAAGGCTATTGAAAGAGATACTCGTATACCTCAAGCAATTTCTCCTATTTCTAAAATGGATGGGGAGATATTTTTTGAAATAATTGAATTATTTAAAAAATTGGGGCAAGTTAAAATAGTTGAACAATTTAAAAAATATAAAAAAATAAAAGATTCTTCTTTTTATGAATTAATGTTAGATATTAATACAAATTTTAATTTATATGTAGAAGAAAATATATCTAAAATAGAAGAAAAATCCCAAGAAAAACCAAAAACTATCCCTAGAGTTTTTGTATCTATTAAAGATAATGAATTTATTATTGATGTATTTAGATTAAGATCTATTCAAAAATATAAGCAATATAATAGTAATAAATTTATAATTGAATATTTTATATTAATAAATAATTCTGAAAGAATTGATTTAGATTCCAATATTTTAATTGGTTTTGATACTGAAAAAGAAAGAGATGAGGAAATTAAAATTTTGAAAGAAAAATTATCAACCTATAATATTACATTTGCAGAATAATCATTGGTTATAAACTTTTATTTTAATTAAAAATGAAAAATGATTACTTTACATTAACAACTCTAACTGAATATTTAAATAAAACTTTTAAGGAGAAAGTTTCTGGGCAACCTTTTAATACTACTGATGTAGAATTTTATATTAAAAGAAAGAAAATTCCTAAATATTTGGGGGGAGATAGAATTGAAAAAATAGAAGGAATAAAAGGAGTTAAACTTTATATATTAATTAAAAATTAAAATTATGCTTTGGCCTTTAAATGTTATAGTTTTTGATTTGGAGACAGGGGGACTTTGGTGCCACAATAATCCTATCATAGAAATTGCTTTAGTAGGGATTAATCAAAATTTAGAAAAAGTCTTTACTTATGAAAATTATGTGAAACCTTATAAAGGAAAAAAAACAGAAGAATTTCCATTAGGAAAAGAACTTATAGTTACTAAAGAAGCTTTAGATGCTAATGGCATAAATATGAAAGAAGTAATGGATAAAGGATTAGATGCTAAAAAAGTGTATAAAGATTTAGTTGAAAAATTTAAAAATTTTAAAAGCGGAAAATTTCAAAAACCTTTATTAGCAGGACACAATATTGGTAATTTTGATTTAGCTTTTTTAGAATATTTATTTGATTTATTTGAAGAACCTTCAGCTAATGGAGTAAAGGCTTTATATAAATATGTGGACAGATTTGTTTTTGATACTATTACTTATTCTAGATTAAAATTTGGGATGAAAGAATTACCCAATTATCAATTAGGTAATATTTGTAAGAGTTTTGGTATTGAGTTAAATGATGCTCATAGGGCACTTAATGATACTTTAGCAACAACTGATTTAGTTTGTAAATATATCTCTGATATAAGAGAAGGGAAAATACAAGCAGAAGGAAATTTAAATAAAGTCACTAAATTTAGAGATTCCTTTCAATTTCAATTTTAATTTATGACTATTCCTTTAAATTCTTCTTTAATAAAAGGGACTCAAGTTCAAATCTTGACAAGTGATCAGTTACAAACAACTTATAAAATTGTAAATGAATTATTTGATAATCTAGATGATTTAGCTTTAAAAGAATTATATTCAGGTAATGAAAAAGATACAGAAAAATTATTGGAGATAGTTATAGAAGAAACTATAGGAGCTTTATATACTACTAAAGGACCTATTAAAAATTTTTCTTTTGGTTATTTAGATAAATTGACAGCGAATCTGGATGAAAATTTAAAATGTTTAGTTTTTAATTATTTTTTAACTACTGTTTTACCAGAATTTGAAGTTAATTGGCATCATTTGGAATGGGGAAATCTCATTCAAATGTATAAATATTTAGGAATTATTGCTGCTCGAGATCATTCTAAAAGTTTTACTTTTTCTAAAGTATATCCTTTGTGGAGATTATATAAATATAAAAAAATGACTATGGGTACTTATATGAATAAGGAAACCACAATGTCTAAAAAAGGGATGATAATTACTTCTGATTTTATTTTAGGGAAAGATTTGTTAACTATGATTAAGGATGATATAGAAGAAAATCCTATTTTGAGAGAAAAATTATTTCCAAAAAGTGGGGGAGAAGGATGGGGGATGAGTGAAATTAAGTGTAAAAATGGTGCAGAAATACAAATGAGATCAATTGAATCCAGATTAAGAGGTAGACACCCTCATTGGATTGTTGTTGATGATATTATTACAGATAGTGTTTTATATTCAGCAGAAGCAAGAGAAAAATCTAAAAACTTTTTTCATTCTGTTATTATGAATGCTATTGTACCTGATGGTCAAGTTATTCTAGTTGGTTGTGTTGGGTTAGATACCCTTATTTTAGATAAGAAAAAAGGTTTTTTGCAGATGGGTGAATTAGTTGAAGGTTATAAAGAAAAAGATTTAAAAAAGAATAAAATAACTATTTATGATAAAAATGATTTTGTAGAAACATCTCATGTGTTTTATAATGGAAAAACAAAAGCTAGAAGAATTATATGTGAAGGAAATTATGAACTAGATTGTAGTTTAATTCATCCTTTATGGAAAATGTTTGAAAATGGAATACCTAATTGGGAAAAAACACAAGATTTAAAAATAGGGGATTGGCTTGCATTATCAGATAATGAAGCAGAAGATTGGGGTGAAAAATATAGTTTGATTGATTTTAAATTAAATCATAAAAGAAAAACTATTAATAGGAAAGAATTAAATTTACCAGATTATTTGGATGAAGATTTATGTTATATGATTGGTTTATTTATAGCAGATGGTTGTTTATATAATAATTGTGGTTTAGAGATAGCAACAAATGAAGAAGAAACTTTTACTTTTCTAGAAACTTTACAAAAATATAATTTAAATTTTAGATTTGATAAAGAAAATTATTTAGCAATTTGTACTAATGTTGAACTATTTGATTTAATTGATTATTTAGGAATAAAAAAGGTTAAGGCTAATTTAAAAACAATTCCAAAATCTTTATTAGGGATAAATAAAACTTGTTTTATTGCTTTATTACAAGGTTTATATGATGGAGATGGCAGTTTTACTCAATCAAAAGGAAAAAATCCTAGTATAGGGTATTCAACTACTAGTAAAAAATTAGCCTATTTACTTCATTATGTATTACAAATTGGTTTTGGAATTAAAAATGAAATAAGTGTTGTTTTAAAAGAAAATATTAAAGAAGAGGTAATTAATATAAAAGGCATTGGTTATCCTTTAAGATGTAATTTTGATCAATATAGTGTTTATTGTAATGGTTATGAAGCAATTAAATTTTTTGAAAAAATAGGTTTCAGATTATCAAGAAAACAAAAAGGGGTTGAATTAAAAATTAATCAATCTAAATATCAACCTTTACCTTTTCAAAATTATATTTTTAATAAAATAAGAGAAAGTAAAACCATACAATATCCAAAAGAAATCCCTATTTATATTAAAGAGAGTAGTAAAGCAATTTGTGGAGAACATTCTAATAAATATCTTATAAAAAGAAATGTAGATTGGTTATTAAATAATGTTGATTGTAAAAATAAAGAAGCTATTGGACAGTTTGAAAAGAATTTTGAAGAAAAAGTAAGGTGGGTTAAAATTAAAAATATAGAAGAAATTGATATTTTAACAGCAGATTTTGTCATACCTTCAACTAATTCTTTTATTAGTAATGGCTTTATTTCACACAATACACCTTTCCATGAAAAAGATTTATATGCAGACTTAAAACAAAAGAAGAGTTGGAAAATTTTTGAATATCCTGCTATTTTCCCTGATGGTTCTATTTTATGGGAAAATAGATATAATTTAGATGCTTTATTAGAAAAAAGAAATTCACAAGGTTCTCTTATATTTTCCAGAGAAATTTTATGTAAACCAATTTCTTCAGAAAGTACTATTTTCCCTTACCATATTTTAGAAAGATCTTATATAGGAATGGACCAATATACTTTGATAAAAAATAAATCCTCTGCTCAAAAAGAATTTACACGTATATGTATTGGTTGTGATTTTGCAATATCTAGTGAAATAGGAGCAGATTATACAGTTTTTATAGTATTGGGTATAGATGAATTTGGTTATTATTGGTTATTAGATATGTGGAGAAAAAGAGGAGCAAGTTATAATGAACAAATAGCTGCCTTAAAAGAACTCAATTCCCAATTTCAACCAAGTGTAATTATGGCAGAATCTAATGCTTTTCAAAAAGTAATGATTCAAATAGCTTTAGAAGCAGGATTACCTATTATAGAACATAATACTGGAACAAATAAATATGATTTGAGATCTGGTTTACCAAGTTTAGCTATATTATTTGAACAAGGGAAAATTAGATTACCTAGAGGTGATCAATATTCAAAAGATGTTGTAGATATTATAGTGGGAGAATTAAGTAGTATAACTTGGACTGATTCTGGAAAATTAGAAAGTGTAAGCGAACACGATGATACTGGAATGGCTTTTTGGATTGCTATTAAAGCATGTAATTATGTTAATAGTAGTTTTAGTTTTGATTTTATTTAAAAATTTTGACGAAAAATTTTGGAAATTTTAAAAATTTTTATTATTTTTATGTTAAATTAAAAAATTGTAAAAAAAATTGGTATATGAATATTTTTATTCTAGATTCTGATATAAGAAAGAGTGTTTCTTATTATTGTGATGAACATATAAGAAAAATGCCTATTGAGACCGCACAAATGTTGTCTTATGCTCATCATTTATTTCCTAAAGAAGATTTTGAATTAATTAATTTAATTAAAGAAAGTTATCTTCATGAATATTCTTTAAGAAGAGCAAATCATCCTTGTTCTAAATGGGTGAGAGAATCCCTTTCAAATTATCAATTTTTAGTTCAATTAGGATTAGAATTATGTGAAGAATTTGAAAAAAGATTTAATCATAAAATAATTTCAGAAGAAAAAATTAAATGGTGTTCTTTAAATTACCCTTTATTGCCTCTTAAACATATTACTCCTTATGTTCAATGTATGCCTGATCAATATAAAATTAAAACAGGTAATTTTTTAGAAGATGTTATAAAAGCATATAGAAATTATTATATTGGGGAAAAAATTAAATGGGCTACTTGGAATAGAGCAGAATCTATCCCTGATTGGTTATCTCAAGAAATTCAAATAAAGAAAAAATTACAAAAAATAGATTGGCTAGAAAAACAAAGAATTACTTCTTTAAAAATTAGGATTGGAAGTAAGATTATAATTTCTTCTGAAGAAAATGCTCAAATAATCTCTTATTATTCTAATGATAGAATTGGAATAAAAAAAGAAAATAATTATAAAAGTGAAATCAGAAAAAATGATATAATTAAAGTAATTGAATATTGATATGGAAAAAGAATTAAGAATTAAACAATTAGTAAATGCTATAATTTTTGCTAATGAAAATTATAGAAAAGGTAATCCAAATATTTCTGATATAACTTATGATTCTTTAAAAGAAGAATTGAAACAATTAGATCCTGAAAATGAACTACTAAAAAAAGGGATTATAGAAGAGGTTATTAATTCGGAAAGAAAAGAAACTCTCCCTGTCCAAATGTTTTCTTTAGAATTTTGCAAAAATTGGAAAGAATATACAGATTGGGTTATTAAAAATTCCTTACAAGAAGAAACAGCTATCTTAACTCCTAAATTAGATGGTATGAGTTTATTATGTGAAGAACAAAATAAACATAGTTGGACAAGAGGAAATGGGATAATAGGACAAAATAGTGATAAATGGTATGCTTACATAAATCGAAATAGGGTTTCTTCTTCTTTATACCAGGAACGGTATAATTGGGGAGAAGCAATTATTCTTCCAAAAGATTGGTCAATTGTTAAACAATGGGCTCCATATTATCAATCTCCAAGAAATGCTGTTGCAGGTTTGTTTAATGCAGATAAAAATTTCCCTAAAGATATTTTACCTTTTGTTACTTATATAAGATATGGTTTTTCAGACCAAGAAGGAGAACAATTACCTAAGGAACAACAACTTATTTATCTTAATTCTATCCAATTAGTAAAGATACCTTTTATAAAAATTAAATTTAAAGATTTAACTAAAGAATTAGTTGATGAAAAATTTAAATTATGGAGAGAAAATTTTGATATGGATGGTGTTGTAATAGAAGCTAATATGCCAGAAATAAGAGAAGAATTAGGAAGAGAATCTAATAACAATCCAAAATATGCAAGAGCATTAAAATTAGGTTGGGAAGAAATAAAAAGAACTAAAATTTTAGATATAAAAATACAAGTTAGTAAAGATGGGAGATTGAAACCAATTGGAATTATTCAACCAGTTATTTTAGCAAATGCAGAAGTAACAAATTGTTCTCTTTATAATATAAAAAATATCTATGATAAAGGTATAGGTATAGGAAGTGAAGTTGATATAATAAGAAGTGGAGAAGTTATCCCAAAAATTATTAAAGTCATAGAACCTATTCAAAATGTACTCTATATTGCTCAACAAATACAAAAGATTTTACATAAACAATTTCTTTTTTTAAATGAAATAAATTTTTCTTCTTATATAGGTTGGGATGATACTGGCACTGATCTTATTTTAAAACAAAGACACCCACTTTGGGATATAGCAGAAATTACTTTCTTTTTTAATACATTAGAAGTTGAATATTTTGATGAACCTAGTATAATTAAATTATATGAAGCAGGTTTTACTACAATTAAATCAATTCTTGAAATAACTAAAGAACAATTATTACATATTGAAGGTTTTGGAGAATCAACTGCTAATTATTTATTAAATTTATTTGAAGAATTTAAAATAGAAGGTGTTGAACTTTATTATTTAGCTGCAGCTTCTAATAAATTTGGAAGAATGGGGGTTACTTTATTATCTGAAATATCCTATGAATATTGGACAGATGGAAATATTCCTACTAAAACTTATTTACAAAGTTTGCCTAATTTTGGTGAGGTTAGGGCACAAATGTTTCTAGATGGATTATCTAAATTTAAAGAATTTATTAAAGATTTACCTATTAAAATTTTACAACCAAAACCACAAGAAATTTTTAGTTATAAATTAAAAGATAAAATTTTTGTTTTTACTGGTTTTAGAGATGAAAATTTAGAACAACAAATAATTTTTAATGGAGGTTCTATTGGTAGTGCAATTAGTAAAAATACCACTGCTTTGATTTGTAAAGAGAAAGAAACTGGAACTAGCAAAGAAATGAAGGCAAAAAAATTAAATATAGAAATTTTATTATTACAAGATTTTAAAGATAAATACAATTTTATTTAATCTATGGCAGAAATTAATGATAATTTTCTTTTAGAATTATTTAGTTTATGTTTTAAAAGAAGAAATGTATTAGATATTTGTTGTAAATATCTAGGTTTTCATCATCTTCAAAAAGAATCACATAAATTTATTTGGAAGGCTTTAAAAACTTATTATCAAACAACATTTAAAATACCTACTATAGGTTTTATTTCTCAACAATTTTCTTCTAAAATAGAAATATTAGAAGAATTAAATAAAATTAAAGAAATAGGTGATATAGATGAAGAAGATATTTTAAAACAATTAGATTTATTTTTTAAAGATCTTTATTTTATAGAAATTTATGATAAGTTTTATAATTTATATATTAATGGAGAGAAAGAAAAAGTTTATAATTTAATAAAAGAAGCGGGAGATTATTTTATAAATTTTTCAGTAAAAAAAGATAGTCTTATTTTTGAAAAAGTTTTTGATATTGACAATTATGAACAAAGAGAAAAAGAAAGATTTGACAATTCACAACAAAATTATAATCAATATAAACAACCTTTTTTTATAGATGAAGTAGATGAAATGCTTTTTGGAGGAGTAGATAAAGGAGATACTTGGTTGGGTTTAAGTCAATCTGGTGTTGGAAAATCTAAATTTTTAAAATATGTAGGAGTAAATTTAGCCAGGATAGGGAGGAGAGTTTTACATATTCAAGCAGAAGGATCTAAAAAAGAATGTATGGATTTATATGATGCAACTTGGTCAGGTCAAACGATACATGAGATAGAAGCAGGTGTTGTTAGTGAAGAATTAAAATTAAAATTAAAAAAAGCTATTAAAGGAATTAATTTAAATAAAGGAGAAATATATGTTTATGCTGCTGAAAAATTCGATTCTATTTCAATGAGAGATATTAGAAATTTGGCTTTAGAAATAATTAAATTATATGGATCTCTTGATACTATATTAATTGATTATTTTGAAGAGGTTGAACCAGGTGATGGAAGAGTATATAAAGTAGGGGAAGAAAGACAAAGAAGAGAAGCTATTTCTAAGGATATGAAAAATTTAGCAGTAGAATTAAATGTTGCAGTTGGTTCTATGACTCAAGCTTCTACAGTTGAACCAGAAAAATTAGAAGATCCTAATTTTGTAATGACTAGATATGATATATCTGAGTTTAAAGGAGCTTTAAAACCTTTTTCTCTATTTTTTACCTTTAATCAGACTAGTGATGAGTATGATGCTCAAATTTTAAGAATTTTTTGGGATAAGATAAGAAAATATAAAGGAAAAAAGATTATTACTATTGCACAAGCTTATGAATATGAAAGATTTTATGATAGAAAAAGAACAAAAGATTTATTTTATAAAAAATCAAAAGAAGAAGAATCAAATTAATTATAATAAAAATGGCAGAATATAAAGAAAATTGTATTTATATTAAGGATTCTTTATTAGAACCTTATTATATAAAAGTAAAGTTAAATACTTATGAATTATATAAAACTAATCCAGGCAAATTAGATGAATTTTGTGGTTGTATTAGTAATTTTCAAGAAATTTTAAAAAAAATAGCAAGACTTTTAATTCATAAAGAAGAACAAGAAACAATTTCATTAAAGGAATATATTAATAGATATGAAAAAATAATAGAAAAATTAATCAAATATATACCTGAAATTAAATAATTATTATATGTTTATATTTTTTAAAAAAAAAGAAAAAGAAAGTAATATTTATTATGAAGTTGAAAAAGCTTTAACTATTGCTAATGAAAGTGGTTTAACTGTAGAAATTGTGGTTGAATCTATGAATTATTTAAAAAATAATCCTAAAAAAACCATTAAAGAAGCTTTAAATCGTGGTTTAGCTGAATGGATAAAATAAAGTAAATAATATTAATTAATGGAATATTCAAAACATGTCCCTTAGAATTTTCTCAAAATGAAAAAGGATTAAAGTTTGAAAAAGATATAAGAGAAATGTGTAAAAATCAAGGACATAAAAATTTTACACCATTTAAAATATGTCCTAAATATAAAAAGAAAAAAGAATGTTGGAAGGAATATAGTAAAATAAGAGAAAAATATATTAATTCTTATGAAGAGGATAAATTATAAAAGAAAAATTTTAAAATAAAAAATAAGATTGAAAAAATAAATTTTGTTCCAAAAAACAAATAAAATTAATTAATAAACTTTGGAAATTACAAATAAAACAACAATTTAAAAATAAAATTATATGAAAGTAAAAATAATTAATTTATCTAAATTTCCTTTACCGGAATATTCTACTAAAGGAGCTGCAGGGATTGATTTAAAAGTAGATTTTGAAAGAACATTTCTTCCATTTAATGGTCCTTCATCTTATCAATTATTACCTACATCTTATCAATTATCACCTAAAGAAATTTTTATTTTTAAAACAGGTTTATTTGTAGAAATTCCTGAAGGTTATGAATTACAAATAAGAAGTAGAAGTGGATTATCTACTAAAGGAATTATTATTGCAAATTCTCCTGGTACTATTGATAGTGATTATAGAGGAGAAATTGGTTTAATTATTAGTAATATAAGTTCAAAAAGCTATTTTATAAATGATGGAGATAGATTAGCACAAGCAGTATTAAAAAAGGTTGAAAAAATAGAATGGGAACAAGTTGAAAAATTGGAAGAAACTGAAAGAGGTAAAGGTGGATATGGACATACTGGAGTAAAATAAAAATTTTTAAAAATTTGTTTTTAATCAAAATCTTTATTAATTTTATTTAATTTTAAGAATGTAAATTAAAATTGTAAATTGTAATGAATAAAAAAATAAAAGAACCTAATTTTTTAGGCTTAGAAACTTCTTATAATTCTTCTGAAGTAATAATTCTTCCTATACCTTTTGAAATAACAACTTCTGTTGTATCGGGTTGTAAAGAAGCTCCTTTACAAATATTAGAAGCTTCTGAATTAGTAGATCTTACAATTCCGCATTTTATAAATGATGAAAAACCAGTCATTTATATGGAAAAACCAGATCTCATGTTTTTAAAAATAAATTTCTCTCATTATCAAAAAATAATAGAACAATGGATAAATCATTATTATAATATTCCTTTAGATGAAAATTATTCTGAAAAATTTGTTATAGAAGAACTTAATAATATAAATAAAGAATTTGAAAAATTATATGATTTTTCTTATGAAAAAGTAAAAGAATATTTAAAAGATGGAAAATTATTTGGAGTCATAGGAGGAGAACATTCAATTAATTTTGGTGTTGTAAAAGCTATTTCTGAACAATATGAAAAAACTTTTTCTATATTACAAATAGATGCTCATTGCGATTTAAAAAAGAAATATTTAGGAATTGATTATTCTCATGCCTCAGCAATGAGAAATATAATGGATAATTTATCTTGTAAATCTTTAGTTCAATTAGGGATTAGAGATTTAGATGAGGAAGAAAGTACTTGTATAAGTCAATATAATGACAATTTTGACAATATTTTTACTCATTTTGATTATGAAACAACAAATCTTTCTGTTGAAAAAATAATAGAAAAAATCTTTGATCAATTAGCGGATAATATTTATATTAGTTTTGATATAGATGGATTAGAACCATCTCTTTGCCCAAACACAGGAACACCTGTTCCTGGTGGTTTTTCTTATAATAAAATTTTGAGTATTTTACAAGGAATTGTTAATAAAGGTAAAAAAATAATAGGATTTGATTTAGTAGAAGTAGGAGATTGCAGTGAGGGAGGAATAGATGCTAATGTTGGAGCAAGATTAACTTATTTCTTATCGACTTTAATGGTAAAATCTAATAAAAAATCATAATATATATATATATGAAAAATCAAATTGGTCCAATTTCAAAATTTATTGAAGATTATTATTTGCATTTTAATGCAGGTTCTTTAAGTAGAGCTTGTAAATCTTTAAAAAAGAAATTAGAGGAAGGTAATAAACTTTTTATAAGTTTATCCGGAGCTTTCTCAACTGCAGAAGGAGGAAAAATTTTAGCTCAATTAATTAAAGAAGATAAAGTACATGCTATTTGTTGTACTGGAGCTAATATAGAAGAATCTTTATTTGATGCAGTAGCTCATAAATCTTATGTGATGGTACCTGATTATCAATTTTTAACACCTAAAGAAGAAAAACTTCTAGAAAAAAAGGGGTTAAACAGAGTTACAGATACTTGTATTCCAGAAGGAGAAGCTATAGATAAAATAGCTGATAAAATTTATGAATGTTGGGTTAAAGTATGGGAAAATGGAGAAGAAGGTAAATTGTGGCATGAATATTTTTATGATTTATTTCGTTTTAATTTAATAACTGCAGAGGATTTTGATATACCTTTGGAAGATTGTTGGATATATGAAGCTTATAAAAAGAATTTACCAATTTTTGTTCCTGGATGTGAGGATTCTACATTAGGTAATATGTTTGCTTCTTCTTGTTATAAAGAAGAAATGGAATCTTGGGTTGTTTTGAATGGAATGGAATATATGATTCAATTTTATTTATGGTATGAATCAATTACAAAAGAAAATGAAGTAATGAATTTAGTATTAGGAGGAGGGATTGCTGGAGATTTTATTCAATGTGGTGTTCCAAGTTTAATTCAAGATTTAGAAATAAAAGTACCTTTTTGGTCTTTAATTATGCATGTAACTGATGCTACTGAGACTTATGGTGGATATAGCGGTTGCCAAATCAAAGAAAAGATTTCGTGGGGTAAAGCAGATTTAAATACTGAAAGATTTTTAGTAAATAGTGATTATACTATAGTTTTTCCTTTAATTGGTTCTTATCTTTTAAATAAATAAAAATAATAAAATATAATGAAAAAAAATATTGAAGACTATCCAAAAAATTTAAATTTTACAGAAATAAAAAAACCTGTTTATTTGATGAACCCTCCTTTAGGGTATCATGCTAAAATAGCAGATAATGAATATATGGAACATTTAAAACCAGAAGATAGAGTTGTAGATAAAAATTATGCTTTAACAGAATGGTTTGATTTATATAAATTTTTAGCTAAAGATGCATTAGTATATTTAATGCCAACTCCAAATGAAAATCTTCAAGATCTTACTTATGTTTCTAATTTAGGAGTAGTTTTAGAAAATACTAACATTGCTATAGTTTCAGAATTCACTGCTCAACCTAGATTAGGAGAAACTAAATGGGGAGAAATGTTTTTTAAAATGATGGGATTTGAAACTTATATTAGTCCCTATAAATTTGAAGGAGATGCTGAATTAAAATGGATAAAAGATAATCTTTATGTTGGGGCTTATGGTATTCGTTCTGATATAAAAGTTTATGATTGGATGGAAGAAAAATTTGGTGTTAAAATTATAAGAGTTAAACCTCAAAATCCTTGGATGTATCATTTAGATGTTAATTTTCTTCCAGTGACTAAAACAGATGCTTTGTGTTGTACTTCATCTTTTACAAAACAGGAAATAAAAGAATTAGAAAAACATATGTATTTACATGATGTTTCTACAAAATATGCAGAAATTGGAGGGACAAGTGGTTTAAGACATAAAAATTTTTATATAACTGGAACTTGTATTGAAAATGAAATTAAAGGTACTGAAGACTATAGAAATGAAGTTGCTAAAAATAAAATTGTTGAAAAATTTTGTGAAAAAATAGGAATTAATTTGCATTGGGTTAATATTGATGAGTTTTTTAAAGGAGGAGGAGATTTATCTTGTTTAGTTTTACAAATAAATAGGAAATCTTTTGAAATTAAATTATAACTATGATAAATAAAGAAGAAGTTATAAGAGAATTTTCTTTACAAAAAACTGGGAATAAGGGTTGGTTATTTGCACCAGGATTAGAGTGTCCTTATTGTCATCATAAAGACCATATTTCTTTTATTTTAAATGATCAAATATCTTCTTTTTCTTGTAGACATTGTTATGCTAAAGGTACTTTAATAACTTTATTTACTAAAATAAATAGATTAGATTTAATTTCTCCCTTTTTTAGAACTGTAAAAAGAAAAATAGAAAATAAATTTTTAAAAAAAGAAGAAGAATTTATTTTAGAAACAGAAACAAAGCCATTTCCAATAGGATTTATTAAAGTATATGAAGATGATTATTTAAATAAAAGAGGGTTTACACTTGAACATTATAATAATTATGTAATTGGAATATCTAATACACACTTTATCTTAAAACAAGATTATATTATTTTTGTAGTTATAGAAAATAATGAATGCAAAGGATATGTAGCTAGAAGTAAAAAAAGCAAAGAAGAAATAAAAAAATTGAATGAAGAAAGAAAATTAAAAGGATTACCAAAATATTTAAGATGGAAAAATTCTAATGCAGATTTTTCTAAATTAATATTTGGTATAGATGAGATAAAAGAAGGTAAAACTCATACAATGATTTTAGTAGAAGGAATTACTAGCAAAGCAAATGTAGACAAAATTCTTAATTTATTCAAAAATGAAGAAATTAAATGTGGGGCAACTTTTGGAAAGATATTACAAGATGTACAAATGTTAAAATTAAAAGCAAAAGGGATTAAAAATATAATATTATTATATGACCCTGATGCAATTGAATATAGTAAAGAATATTCTTTAAAAGCGGAAGAATATTTTAATGTAAAAGTTGGTTTTTTGAAAGAAAAAGATCCTGGAGAATTGAATGAACAAGAATTAATTGAAATTCTATCCAATCTTCAAAATCCTTTAAAATTCGGTTTAAGCAAATTAGCTAAAAAAGAATTATGTTAAACAATAAAAATAAAAATAAAACAAGAGATTTAAGTTATTTAAAATATTTTGAACAATTACAACTTGAATATATAATAGTTGAATTGAGAAAGAAAATTTATCCTTCTGTAAAAGATAAACAATATTATGAAAGAGTAATGAAAGGAAAAAGGGATATTATAGAAGATTTATCAATTAGAAATTCTTTAAAATCTATTTTTAATAATAAAGATAAAAAAATAGAAAAATATAAACAAATTTATAACTCAATAGGATATCCTAATTTTTTTTATAAAGATGAGAATGATAAGGAAATTTTTGAAATGAAAGATAAAAAAAATTATTATATGACAGGAAGCGATTTTAGAGTAAGTATTGAAGGAAAAGAAAAAATAGGGGTATTAAAAACTGTTAGTTTTGCAACTCAAACAGCCGAAATAGATTTTGGTAATAATGAAATGAATATATTTGATTTAACTTTAATAACTAGAATATTATGAAAATTATTTTACACACAGAAACAACAATTGATAGTGCACATCAATTAAAAGGTTATGATGGAAAATGTTCACAAATTCATGGACACAGTTGGTTTTTAGAAATATGGATTAAGGGTGAAGAAGATCAATTAGATAAAGATGGAATTTTGTTTGATTTTGGTAAAATTAAAAAAATTAAAGATTTGTTAGATCATAGATTTATAAATGATCTTCCTTTTTTTAATAAAAATTTAGAATTTGATTTTAAAGGAGAAATAAGACATGGTGTTAATCCAACAGCAGAAAATTTAAGTTTATTTATTTATGATGAATTAAAATCAGAAAATCCAAATTTAGAATATAAAATTCGCTTATATGAAACTAAGGTTGGAAAAGAGACCTATTGTGAACTTGGAGATTTTTAAAAAAAATTTTGAAATTCAATATAATTTTTATATTTTTATATATAAATAAAAAATAAATGATGACGTTTGATTATAATGAACAGCAACCAATTATTGAAATTTATGAATGTATACAAGGAGAAGGAAAATATATTGGAACACCTTCAATTTTAATAAGAGTTGTAGGATGTAAATTAAGATGTTTTTTCAAAGGAAATTTTTGTGATACTTTTTATTCTAGTTGGAAAATAGACCCAAAAGCTAAAAAATATACTTTAAATGAGATACAAGATTTTTTACAAAAATCTAAATTAAAACATGTTATAATAACTGGGGGTAGTCCTACTTTATATCCCGATTTATTAAAACAAATAATTTATTTTTGTACGCTTAATAATAAATTTGTAACTCTAGAAACAGAAGGATCTCAATTTGTTGATACAAATTGTGATTTTCTTTCTTTATCTCCTAAATTAGAAAATTCTATTCCTCCTAATACTCCTGCTTTTTTTCAAGCTAGAAAAATACATTTAGAAAATTATAATAAATATGATGAAATGCAAAAATTAATTGAAAATGCTAAAGATTTTCAAGTAAAATTTGTTATTTCTGATGAAGAAAATATAGAAGAAGTTAAAAATATTATAAATATATTAAAAATACCTAATGAAAAAATTTATTTAATGCCAGAGGGAATAAAAGAAGCTCAATTGGCGGATAAATCTAAATGGATTATATCTGTTTGTATAAAAAATAATTATAATTTTTCAGATAGATTGCATATCAGAGTATTTGGTAATATTAAATTAGTGTAAAAATAGAGATATGGCAGAATTGAAATTGCCTCTTTCTTTATTAGATGAAGATTTTAATTCAGAAGGAATTTTATTGGTTTATCCCTCTAAACTTAATTATTCTTTTGAATCTTTATTAGATTTTAAAAAATTTTATAAAGATTATGTAGATTTAATTCCTGAAGAAATAGAAATTACTTGGATTATTAAAAATAAAGAGATAAAAAATGAAATACAAAGAAATTTTTATAAAAGAAAATTTAATTTTATAATTTTTCCTGAAATTGAAGATATTTGGTGTGGAGATTGGGTTCCTTTTTTTGTTGAAGATCAAAATAAAAATATTTTTGGAGTTCAATTTATTTATAATTCATCTATGAATGATGAAAAAGCAGGACAATTTGTTTTTAATAATTATTATAAATATAAAGTAATTAAAATACCTTTAGTTTTAGATGGAGGTTGTTTTGAAAGTAATTTAGATGAATTTATTATTATAAGTAAAAAAATTTTTGATTTAAACCCAAAGATAAAAGAAGAAGAAATAACTTCTTTATTAAAAACTTATTTTAAAGTAAAAGATGTTTTTTATTTTGATTATGATTCTAAATTAGGACATGCAGATATTTTATTTAGAGGAATAAAAAAAGATGTTTTTATTTATAGTGTTTTTGAAAATAAAGAAACAGATCCCAACTTAATAAAATTATTTGATGAAATTAAAGCAAAATATCCCAATTGCAAATTTCACCCAATACCAAATGAAATTTCTGGTAAAATAATGGAAGATACTGGGAATGGAGATTTTTATGGAGAAGAAAATTATATTGGGAATATAATGGATTTTATCATAGTGGGGAAATATTTAATTTTTCCTATCTTTACAGAACGTAGCAAACTTGCTAAAAAGGTTATAGAAAATTTATTGCCTTCTGATATACAAATCATCGAATTTGAATCAGAAAATCTTAAATCTTTATATAAATTTGGTGGTGGTTTATATTGCATAACAACAAATTATTAAAACTATGTTAATATCAGGAAAAAATGAACCTTGTTCAGAAGAACAGTTAAAAAAGAAGATAGAAGAAGCTGAAAAATATTATGGTTATTTTTTACAAGCTTTAGGCTTTGATTATAAAAATGATCCTCAAATGTGTGATACACCACATAGAGTAACTAAAATGTATGTAAATGAACTTTTTAAAGGTTGTTATATGTCAGAACCAAACATAACAGCCTTTCCAAATACTAATAAATATGATGAAATGATATTTGAAGGGAATATTGATGTAAAAAGTGTTTGTAGTCATCATATAATACCTTTTATTGGAAAGGCCCATATTGCTTATATTCCAAAATATAATGGAAAGGTGATAGGCTTATCTAAGTTTAATAGAATAGTTGATTATTTTTGTAGAAGACCTCAAATTCAAGAAGAATTAACTGTTCAAATACATAATTATATAGAAAATTTGATAAAACCAAGAGGAGTTGCAGTAATGATTGAAGCAACACATTTATGTGTAAAAGCAAGAGGAGTACAACAAGATAGTACAATGGTAACTTCTAAATTATCAGGAGTATTTTTAGATAATAAAAATTTAGCTAGAACAGAATTTTATACTTTTGTAAATAGAATGAAATGAATCCAACTCAATTAAAAATTCCAGTTTATTTAATGAATTCTCCTATTGCATTTGAAAACAATGGGGAATTAAAGAAAAAAGATGTAAATTTTCAAAGATTGGTTAATCAATTTTTTGAATTATATAACTATATTTCTTCTGAGTCTTGTGTTTATTTAATACCTAATAATTCTCAAGCAAAATTAATTAATTTAGCTACTGCTAGTATTGGAAATGTATTATTTGATAAAATAGATTCTGATAATATTAATTTAATTTTAAATAATAATAACTCTATTTTAGGAGAAGATTTTTTTAGAAATTTAGGATATTCAATAGGAATTGCCAATAATTTAAATTATGAAGGAGAATTAACTTTAAAATATTTAAAAGATAATGTTTATTTAGGTGGATATAGTGATGAGGAAGGATATAAATGGCTTAAACAAATAGAAGATTTTCATAAAATTAAAATAATTAAATTATGTTTAATTGATGAAAATTTACCTTATCTTAATAATTCTGTTTTCCCTATTACCAAAGATTATTTGTTATTATGTACAGATTTATATACTAAAAAAGAAATAAAAGAAATAGAGGAATTTGTTGAAATTGAATCTGTTTCTTTAGATGATTGTTATCAAGGAGCTTGCAATAATCTTAGACTATTCAATTCTCTTATAAATTCCTCTAATATATTTGAATTAAAAAGGAGTAGTAAAGAATATAAAAGAGAAATTAAAAAAAATAGATTTTTAGAAGATATAGCAGCAGATTATGGTATGGAATTAATTCAATTTAATATGTCAGAATATCTTAAAATTAATTTTTGGTTATCTGATTTAATTTTAACTTTAAATAATAGTTCTTATTTAGTAGATGCTTTTTAATGGCTAAAAGTTTAAAAACCTGGATAAAAAAAGAGGTTAAACCTTATTTAGATGAACCATATTGGTGGTTATCTGGAGAACACTTTTTAAGAGATCCAAAAAGACCTCAATTCATTGATAAAGATTTTATGTTTGCTCCTGCTGATGGAGTTATAATTTATCAAAAATATGTTAAACCTGATGAACCTTTAATAGAAATAAAAGGAATAAATTATAATTTAAAGACTGCATTACAATATCCAGATTTTAATGAAAATTGCTATGTTATTGGCATTTTTATGACCTTTTATAATGTTCATATAAATAGAGTTCCTTATTCTGGTTTCTTATCTTATCAAGAATTAGCACCAATTATTTCTCATAATTTACCCATGTTATCTGAAGAAAATCAACTATTGAAAGAGATAATTGATTTTTCTAAAGCAGAATATATGCATAAGAATCAAAGAATTATAAATACTATTTTTTCTCCAAAATTACAACAATTTTATTATGTTTTGCAAATTGCTGATTATGATGTGAATAGCATTATTCCTTTTAAAAGAGAACAAAATAGAAGTTTTATTCAAAATGAAAGATTTTCGGTTATTAGATGGGGATCTCAATGTGACTTAATTATACCTGAATCTAAAATATTTGATTATGAATTTATTTATGAACCGGGTATTGTAGTTGAAGCAGGATTAGATACTTTAATTAAAATAAAAAATAAATAAATTATAATATGTTATTAAATAGTGAACAAATTTTAGAATTTATAACTGATCCTTTAAATTTAGCTATTAAACAACAAGTGGGGATTGATTTAACTGTTGAGGTTATTAAAAAAATAAAAGGAGATAATGAAAGATATTTAGGAACTCATTGTGGCAATGTTCTTTTAAAAGAAAAAACTCATATTCAAAATCCAGACATTACTTATGAATTAATTCCTTTGAAAGAAAAATTATTAACTTTAGAACCAATTAAATTTAAAAAAAGTTGGGATGAGAATCTTGTAAAACATATATATGGTTGGTTTTTAGAAAAAGGAGCATATTCTTTAACTTTTAATCAAGGTTGTAAACTTCCAAATTATATAGCTGCTAAAATTGAAGGTAGATCTTCTTTAAATAGATTAGGTTGTAGAGTTCAAAGTGGCAGATATGATCCTGGATTTGAAACTGAACAAATGGGGGCTACTTTGTATGTTGAAGTTCCTATTTTGATTGAATATAGAGCTAGAGTAGCACAAATAATTATGGAACAATGTGTTCCTACTGATAATATATATAATGGTCAATATCAAAAAGAAAAGGATATAAAATGAGTGAAATAATAAAATATGAAATTAAAGATAATGCAGAACATCTTACAAGAGGTAAGCATTTAATATTAGATATTTGGGGGGTTAATAAAGAAAAAACTGTTTGTACTTCTACTTCTATTTCTTCAATAGAAGAAGACATAATAAAAATAATTACAGAATTAGGATCTAAAGTAATTAACCATGATTCTGTTATTTTTGAAAATGGTTCTTATAGTTCATATTTTTTATTAACAGAATCTCATTTTAGTATTCACACTTGGCCAGAACATAGCTATGTAAGCATCGATTTTTATACTTGTTGTTATGATACAGACATGGATAAAGCAACTCAATTATTATTAAAATATTTTGGTTATATTGAATGCAAAGTAAAAGTATTAAAAAGAGGAATAAAATAAAAATTATATAAAAATGGAAAAAGAAAAAAAACTTGATTATCCTTGGTTTTATGATGAAGAAAATAAGGTAGTCACATTAGAACTTTTTAGTGATAATAATAAAAAAGAATGGGGAGAAAAATATGTTTTTTTCAATAATTTATGTTATAATTTAGGGAATTTTTGGATAAACTTTGGAAATTATTTAAAAAAATTAAAGAAAGGGAATAAACAAGTTGAATTTTTACAAGTTATTAATCCTGAAAAGAGCATAATAATTTTTATCTCATGGTTATCAAAAGTAATTTTGGGGCCTGATTTAATTCTAGATTTTCAAAATGTTTCTAAATCTATGACTAAATTTGAAGTAGGTAGAATGAATGATTTTATAAATGAGGATAAAATACTTGAAAATATAAATGATCTCTCAATTAGGGAATTGAGAGAGTTAACAGAAATTTTTGCTACAGTTCATTTTGTTATTGCAGATGCCTTATATCAAATTGATTTCGGAACAGATTTAGCAGATACAGAATATTCTGAAATAACTGAAAAAGGTGCTTTAAATAGAGATATTATAAAAAATAAAGTTTCAACTTGGCAAGCTTATGGGAGATATTCTTTAAGAAAATTTAGAAAAAAGACTGTGGAAGAATTTGTTAAAGAAAAAGATATTTGTTTATTAATACCTTGTACTTTAACAAAACCTTATTATGGTAATTTAAATAATATTTCTGAGTCTACAGATAAAACTAATTTAATTAAAAAAGAAATAGTTGCAGGAGATAAAGATGTTGTTGTTATGACAACAATAGGTATTGTTCCTCAAAAATATTGGTTAGATCCAGTAGATTTAGGGTATGATGTTAGAGTGCCTGATTTGTATTCAGATTTTATTTCTATGAAAAATTTTTTTACTAAAAATAAATATGAAGTTGTTCGTTCTTGGCTAAATTATCCTCCTTATATTGAGATGTTAATAATTTTATTACAGATGGGGGTTATTAAGGAGATTGATTGGGCTGTAGATCCTAATATGACTACTAAAAAAGGTAATTATGGAGCCTTTTTTGCCCCTAAACAAAGTGATATAAAATATGAAGAGAGAGTTAAACGCGAAAAAATTTAAAAAATTTTCGTCAAAAATTTGGATTTTTCGTTAAAATATATTAATTTTATATTAAATTAAAAAATTGTAAAAAGATGAAAAAATTAGTTAAGGAAGACTTAGAAAATTTAAAATACAATGAATTGATTAAAATTGCTAAAAGCAATGGGGTTGTTTTTAATTTTCAGAAAAAACCAGAATTAATTCAATTAATTTTAGATAATCAAAAAATTGTTCTGCCAAAAATTGCAGAAGAAACCAAAAAATCTCCAATTAAATATAAAGAACCACTTGGTACAGTCAAATCTTACAAAGATGGTGATTATATTCTTACTGAACAAGGTTGGAGAAAACAAAAACCTGCCTAATTAAACATTAAACTAGAGTTTTGTTAAAAAACATGGTTCATTTTTTAGCAGTTAAAAACTAAACCCTGGTTTATTTAGTTCTCTAGTTTATTCTCTCAATAGCTCAGTGGATAGAGCAACAGCCTTCTAAGTTGTGGGTCATAAGTTCGAATCTTATTTGAGAGACTATATTAAATATTAAAATATGTTATTTTCTTTTGAAAGTCCAATTTGTTTATTAAAAAAATCATTACAATATAATGATTATGATTTTATTTTATTTCATCTATTAAAAAAATATCCAAAATATAAAAATTTTTATTTAAATTCTAAAAAATTTAAAATTTTAGATAATTCTGCTTATGAATTTTTTGTAAAAAAAGAAGAATTTAAAGAAGAAGAATTTATTGAAACGATAAAAGAAATAAATCCAAATGTTTATATTGTTCCAGATACTTTGATGGATTCAACTAATACTATTTTTAAGTTTGAAAATTGGATAAAAAAATATCCACATATTTCAAATAAAAAAATGATAGTTATTCAAGGAAAAACTTTTGAAGATTGGTTAGAGTGTTATATGTATTTTTATAAAAAACAAGAATACTTTGATTATGTAGGAATAAGTTTTCATTATGATTTTTTAAAAACTATAGGAAAAGCATTTTCAATACCAGATATTCCTAATACTTTAGAAAAAGATTTTCAATATGCTTTGGGGAGAAAATTTTTAATAAAATTTTTGATTAATTATGATCTTATAATGAAAGGTAAACCTTACCATTTATTAGGAAGTCATATAGGACATCATGAATTTATGTGGTATAAAGAGATAAGTTTTATAAAAACAATAGATACTGGTTTGCCTATAAAATATGGAATTAAAGAAATTAAATGTGACAAAATACAAGAAAAACCTGATATCATTTTAGATGATTTTATAAATAAAAAATTATCTAAAAATCAAATTAAAACTATAGAACATAATATAAATATTTTTAAACTTAATTTTTAAATAAATAATTTGTATGGAAACATTAAATGAAAATGAAGTATTTGACAAAGTTGTTGAAGAATTTAAAAAAAGATTTACTGAATCTCAAAGAAAAGAAATTGATTTTATTTTTAAAAGAAAAGATAAAAATGATAGAGATATTTATATGACTTCTTTATCTAAAGATAATTTTGGCATTTTTACTTCTCTTATCCAAACTTCTTCTATAATTTTAAAAGTTAAAAATTTTGAAGATTCAAATAAAATGAAAAAAATAAATTTTGATTTTACTTTTGAGATTTTTACTATAAATGGAATTCGTTTAAGTTTTCCTTTTTTATTTTTTGTTTATGATTTTTTCACTAAAAGTTTAAAAGAATTTAAACATTAATTAATTATGAATATAGTTTTCATAGGTTGTGGTCCTTCAAACCTATTTTCAGTTTTATATTTGATTGAAAATGGATTTGATGGTTCACAAATAACCATAATAGATAAAGGCAAAGATCCTTATGAGAGAACTGATAGAGATCTCTTGTATGGACTAGGAGGAGCTGGGTTTTGGTCTGATGGAAAATATATTTTTGCTGATTATTATTATATAGTTAGTGAAAAAAATAAAATTAAATATTTTAATTTTATTAAGGATACTTTAAGTATTGCTCATTTACAAAATCCAATCAATATATCAAAACCTAAAGATTTTGAATTAAAACAAACTTCTCTACAATTAAAACAGGCAGAATGTTGGCATCTCGGTAGCATTAATAATATAATGTTAGGGAAACAACTCTATGATTATCTTCTAAGAAAAGAAGTTAATTTTTATTGGGGAGAAGAAATTTTAGATATTAATTTTGATAAAAAACAAATTATTACTAATAAAGGAATATGTGATTATAATTTTTTACAAATTGGTTTAGGACAAAAATCAAATTCTTTTATTACAAATTTATGTAATAGATATGATATTAAAATTAAATCTGGAGCAGTTCACATAGGTGGAAGATTTGAAACAAAACTTAATGAAAAAATTGAAGAATTATCCAAAATTCAATATGATTTTAAATTAACAAAAAGATATACTCCTGCAATTGAATTAAGAACTTTTTGTGTTAATAGTGGTTCTGCTTATGTTGTAGAAGAAAAATTTAATAATAGAATTCAATATAATGGTCATTCTTATGGTGATACAAGTAAATATAATGGTTTAATTAATTTTGGTATAATAGCAGAAATAAAATCAGATTATAGTTACTCACTTCAACAGAGATTATTAAATGAAATAAATGGAAATTATGTTTATTTAAAACAAAATCCTTCATTTAAATCTAGTTTAAATTTTGAAGAAAAAACTGTTCTAACTCAATTACCTTTTTTAGATAAGGAGTTAAATTCTTATTTTTATGATTTTATTTTAGAAATAAATAAATTATTTGATTTAAAAGAGGATTATCTTTTTTATTTACCTGAGGCTAAATTAAGTCCTGGAATAATAGATCTTGATGAGAATTTTAATTTAAAAGATGGTAGATATAAAGAAGTAAATTGGGTAGGGGATTCTTGTACAGGTACTAGAGGAATAGTTCCAGCTAGTTTAACAGGTTTAAAAGCAGTAGAAAAATTTTTAAAATAAATTATAATGATAAAAAAGATATTTAAATGGATATTTAGTTCTGAATTAGAACAATTAGAAAAAAAGAAAATTGAATTTAGCCAAGAATTATTTAAAGCTAAAAAAATTATAGAAGATGGTGAAATTCAATATAATAAAATTAATTCAATTTTAAAAAATATAGATGTAAGTATTGATGTAAATGAATCTCAATATAGTCCTTCCTGGGCAGTTATATCACTTCAAGGAGATAAAACTGATTATTTAAAATTTATTAATTTAGGATCTGCTGAAATTAGTCATATTGCTTCTTTTTTAAGACAATTTGAACGTGATACACATATTAAAATTGATGCTTCCCCTCAAGCAACTAAATTTTTAAAAATTAATAGAGAAAGGTAAAATTATTATGCATATACAATTTTATAGAATACCTAATTTAAAGGAAGAAGATATTAAAATTAAAAAAATTGAAATAATAATTAAAGGAACAGAAGAAGATTTTAAAGATTTACAATCTGTTATAGAAAATGGACTTACTAATACACCACAAGTTATAGGTTTAAATCAAACTAAGATAGTAAATGAAATAAAAGAAATTATAAAAAAATTAAATAAATACTTAAAACATGAAACTGATTAAACCAAGTTATGAAATAATTACTCCTATAAATGGAGAAGAAATACTTAAACAAATTGAATTAGCAGCAAGAACCTGTTATAAGAGTGAAGGTAAAATTGAATATGAAGATTCAGGATGGAATAAACCAAATGAAATATCAATTGCTAAATCAGCAAGACTTTTAATACCTAAACTCATAGCACATGGTCATGAAGCTATGTTAGAATTTGGGGGAATGATTACAGTAAAGTTTATTTGTGATAGAGGAGTATCTCACGAATTAGTTAGACAAAGAATTGCAAGTTTTGCACAAGAATCAACAAGATATTGTAATTATGGTAAAGATGAACATATACAATTCATTATACCTAATTGGTCTACTATTGAAGAATGTACTTTAATAGGTTTAAGAGGAAGTAACTTAATTAATAAATTGGATGCAGTATGGTTAAATCATATGTTGGATAGTGAAGTAGCATATAATATATTAATTAAAGATGGTTGGTCACCTCAACAGGCTCGTAGTGTATTGCCCAATTCACTTAAAACTGAAATTAATGTTTCAGCTAATATTCGTGAATGGAGACATATATTTAAATTACGTACAGCTAAAGCAGCACATCCACAAATGAGAGAACTTATGTGTCCATTACTGGATGAATTTAAAAGTAAAATTCCTATATTATTTGATGATATAAACTATTAAAATAATAAATTTTATGAAAATATATTTGTGTGGAGCTCAAGGCACTGGTAAAACTACTATTCTTAATGAATTAAGACAATTTTCCTTATTTAAAGATTTTAAATTCTTAACAGAAGTTTCAAGAAATTTAAATCTTCAACACAACATTCCAATTAATAAGGAAAGTACTAATGAAACTCAACTATTAATTTATAATAAATATTTAGAATTATTTTTATTAAATGATGATTTTATTAGTGATAGAAGTTTAATTGATGTTCTTTCTTATACTAACTATTTTTATAAAACTTTAGATAAAATAGATAGGTGGGTAATAGAAATTCAAAATGAAATTTTTAATAATTTAAAAAATAAAATTGATGGGATTTATTTTTATTTTCCTATAGAATTTGAAGTAAAAAAAGATAAACATAGAAGTGATGACTCCATATATCAGGCTAAAATTGATAATAATATATTGTCTTACTTATCTTATTATCAAATTCCTTATATTGAAGTAAAAGGTACAATAAAAGAAAGAACTGAAATAATATTAGCTAATATTAAATAATGAAAAATTTTTTAATTTTATAAAATAAAAACTTAAAATATATGAAAAAAGCAGTAATTAGTTTAAGTGGTGGAATGGATAGTACTTCTTTATTTATTCATCTATTAGCAAATGAATATTTTGTAAAGGCCTATAATTTTGATTATGGTTCAAGACAAAACTCTTTAGAAATAAAAAGAATACAGGAAAATATTTTTTATTTACAAAGACATGGTTTTAATGTCCAACTTCAACATATAAATTTAAAAGAGATTTTTAATGAATCTAATTCTGCTTTATTTATTAAAAATGAAATGGAAATACCAGAAGAACACTATACTTCAGCGAGCCAAAAAGTGACTGTTGTGGAAAATAGGAATGCAATCTTTTCAAATATAATTTTTTCTAAAGCTCTTAGTTGGGCTAATAAGACAGGAGAAGATGTAGTAATTAGCTTAGGGATACATAGTGGAGATCATGCAATTTATAAAGATTGTACTCCTGAATTCAGAGAAGCAATGGAAAAAGCTATGAAATTAGGGAATGATAATTCTGAAAGAGTAAATTATTATGTACCTTATATTAATAAAACTAAGGAAGATATTTTAATTGAACTTAAAGAAAATTGTTGGCATTTAAAATTAGATTTTTATGAAATTTTAAAAAATACTCTTACTTGTTATAATCCTAATGAATTAGGTGAATCTTGTGGGAAATGTGGGAGTTGTATTGAACGTTTAGAAGCTTTTGAAAGAATTAATGAAAAAGATCCTTTAACTTATATAAAATAATGACTAATTTAAAATATTTAGAATACTGGATTAAATCTAATAAATTATCTCTTAAATCTCAAACTATTGATAAAATTTTTGAGATTGAAGATTTTGGTTTATGTTATTTATTAGAGGAGAAAGAAAAAGAGTTAATTGAAAATGGGAAAAGTGAAAAAATAAAAAGACTTTTTGATAATGAATTTGATTTGGAAATTTCTCCTGAAGAAAGAAGATATGTTATAGAAAATAATGTAAAATATTATGTTTATAATTTTGGAGGAAATTTCTTTTATACTAAAACTAATGATACTAAAAAACCAAAATTAAATTTATTTAAATATGTTGGAAAATGTAATCAAATAAGTGATTTTGATTTTACACCATTAGGAGTTCATGGAAAATATGAAATTTTAAGTGGTTCAAGAGAATATAATGCTTGGTGTAAAAAAACTAAATTTTTTAAATATAATAAATTAGGTATTTGTGAAAAAAATACTTTAGCTGGTTTAATGCAATTCCAATTAAATTGTGATAAAGCAGGAATAAAACCTATTTTGGGTGAGACTATTAACATTAAAACTAAAAATGGAGACATACATGAAGGAAAAATTTATATAAAAAATATAGAAGGTTGGAAAAATATATTATATATAAATAAAGAAATTAATGTTATTAATGTTGAAGAAGGATTTATAGAGGAAGAAATACTTTTAAAATTTAGTAAAGGTTTATTTTTTATTTTTACAAATATAAATCAATTATCTATTTCAACTATTCAAAAATATAAAAATCTATTTGAATCTGTTTACTTTCAAATAGATTCTGTTATTTGGAATTCTGATAAAACAGATAAAGAAACTTTATTAAATTTACAAAATTATTTTTCAAATTTTAGATTATTGATATCTCCTATTTTAATAAATGATGCTTTTTATTTAGATAAAGAAGATTCTCACATTAGAGAATTTTTATTAAAGCTTAAAGGGGTGAGTCATAAATCTACAGAAGATCAATATTTTAAAAATGTAGATGATAATATAGAAATATTTTCTTCTTTATTTGGGGTAGATGAAAAATCTGAAAATATATTTCAAAAAATTATATTAGAAGCTATTAATAATTCTAATAAAATAGGAGAGGAGAGTGAATTTAAGATAGAAACTAAAAATTTTAAATTACCTAAATTTGAAATAAAAAATATTGATGAAAAATATTTAAAATTTAATGAAAGTAAATCTTTATTAAAATTTTTAGTTGAAGAAAGTTTTGAAAATAAATCAAATAAATTAAAAGAAGAAGATAAAAAAATTTGGAGAGAAAGAATTGAATTAGAATTAGATTTAATTGAAAGAGGAAATTATTTTGATTATTTTTTAATTTTATGGGATATTGTAAATTGGTGTCATAAAAAAGATATTTTAGTTGGGGTAGGGAGAGGAAGTGCAGGAGGTTCTTTAGTTTCTTATTTATTAGGTATTACAAAAGTAAATCCTCTTGATTTTAATTTATTGTTTTTTAGATTTTTATCAGAGGGACGTATAGGAAAAACTTTATTAAAAATTTGGTTTGATGAAAAAAATTTTTTAATTTTAAAAGAAAAAGATAAAATTTTAATTGAAAGAAATAATAAAAAAATTGAAATTGAAGCTTATTTAATAAAAGAAGGAGATAATTTTATAAATAAACTATGATTATATATAAAACAACCAACCTTATAAATGGTAAAATTTATATAGGTAAACATACTGGAAAGGATCTAAATTATTTAGGTTCTGGAAATCTCTTTTTTAAAGCTCTTAAAAAATATGGAAAAGAAAATTTTAAAAAAGAAATTTTGGAACAATGTGAAACTTTAAAACAACTTAATGAAAGAGAAATTTATTGGATTGAATTTTTTAAATCTAATGATTTAAAAATAGGGTATAATTTAAGTAAAGGTGGTGAAGGTTCTGGTAAAGGATGGAAAATGTCTGAAGAAGGGAAACAAAAAATAATTGAAAGAAAAACAGGTCTTAAATTTTCTGAAGAATCTAAAAAGAAAATAGGTAAATCAAATTTAGGAAAATCAAGAAATAAAGGAATATCTAAACCAAAGGATTTTGGAGAAAAAAGAAGCAATTTTTTAAAAAATAGAACAGAAGAACAAAAGAAAATAACAAATAAGAAAATTAGTGATTCTCAGCAAGGAAAACCTAAACCTAAACCTAAAGGATTTGGAGAAAAGATAAGCAAAGCAAATATAGGGATTCCAAAACATACAGAAGAATCTAAACATAAGATCAGTATAAAAAGAATTGGGATTAAATTGACAGAAGAAACAAAAAATAAGATCAGAGAAAAAAAAAGGGGGCATATAGATTCTGAAGAAACTAAACAAAAAAGAAATAAATCTCTTTGTAAACCAATTCTTCAATTTGATTTGAATTGGAATTTTATTAAAGAATGGCCTTCTCAAATTGAGGTATTAAGAACTTTACATATAGATCTTTCTTCTTGCTTAAAAAATAGAGCTAAATCTGCTGGCAACTATAAATGGAAATATAAAAATGAGTAAAGTAATCAGAATTGAAAAAATAATAAAAACAGGATCTCTTCCTGATATTGATTTAGATTTTGAAAATAGAGAAGCTGTAATAACTTATATGAAGGAGAGATATGGACAAAACTATGTATGTAGTGTAGGTTCTTACACAGCTTTTCAATTAAAACAATCTTTAAAAGACTTAGCAAAACAAAAAGGAATAAGTTTTAATATAGTAAATACTCTATCTAAATTAATTAGAGTAGATGAAGGAGAATGGGATGATTTATTTATTAATGCAATAAAAATTCCTATTTGGAAGGATTTTATTAAAAAAAATAGTGATATTATTAATGATATAGTTTTAATTTTGCATCAACCTAAAGCTAAATCAATTCATGCTTGTGCTACTTTGATTTTACCAAAAACTAATGAAAAAGGAGAAAATGTTGATATATTTGAACAAATCCCTGTAAGAAAAGAAGGAGATTTATTAGTTTCTGAATGGGAAGGAGATGAATTAGCAGATGCTAAATATTTAAAAGAAGATATTTTAGGTTTAAAACAATTAGAAAAATTTAAAAATATTTTATCTTTAATTAAAGAAACAACCGGAGAAAATGTAGACATATATAATTTACCTTTAAATGATAAAAATATTTATGATAAATTATTTAAATCTGGGTATAATTCTGATGTTTTTCATTTTAATTCTATTTTGCTTAAAGCTTACTCTCAAGAAGTAAAACCTGATAATATTGAAGATTTAATTGCAATGTTAGCTTTAGTAAGACCAGGAGCTATAAAATCTGGGGCTAATATAGATTATATTAAATTTAAATCTGGTAAAAAAACTCCTATTTATGATTATGGTTTAAAAGAAATAACTAAAGATACCTATGGATTACTCATATATCAAGAACAAATTATGCAAATTTGTCAAGTTTTAGGAGGGTTTAGTGGATCTGAAGCAGAAGATGTTAGAAAATCTATGGGAAAATTAAGAAGAGAACTTCTTGAACCTTATGAAATTAGATTTATAGAAGGAGCAATTAAAAATGGATGTTCTGCGGAAGAAGCTAAAGCAATTTGGAATAAAATGGTAGGGTTTGCTGATTATGGATTTAATAGAAGCCATTCAGTTTGTTATGCTATTACAGGTTATATATCTCAATGGCTTAAATATTATTATCCTTTACAATTTTGGACTACTGCTTTTGAATTTGCTGATAATGATGATAAAATAATGAGCTATATTTCAGAAATAAAAAAAATTGATAGTTTTATTCAAATAATTCCTCCAGATATAAATAATTCTAAAGAAAAATTTTTTACTGACTTTAAACAAGGTAAAATATATTGGTCTTTATCTAAAATAGATTCTTTAGGTCCAGTAGCAGTAAAAGCTATTATTTCTGAAAGAGAACAAAAGGGGAGGTTTTTTTCCTTAGAAGAGTTCTTTAAAAGAGTTAAAAAATCTGAAGTAAATAAAAGGAATATAGAACATTTAATTCTAGCAGGATCTTTTGATGAGATAGAGCAAATTTCAAATCCAATAGAAAGAGTTGAACTTATATTTAAATTTTATGATATTGCTGGGATAAAAGAAAAAGATTATAATTTATTATTTATAGAAGAGGAAATAGATAAAGAATATTGGTGGAATTTAAGACAAAAAGAAGTTTCTGGTTTAGGTTATTTTGATTATAAAGATATAATAAAGAAATCCAATTTAACTCATTTAACTCGTTTATATTGTGATGAAATATCTTTTTTTAATACTTATACAGAAGGTAAAAAAGTTATAATAGGAGGGATCATAACTGCTATAGAAGAAAAAGGGAGTAAAAAAGGAAAATTTGGTCAAATATATATAGATGCTAATGATGAACAAATAATTATTAATTATTGGTCTAAATTATGGGATAGAGATAATAAATATTTTAATTCTGAATCTATAGGTAAAATATTATTAATTACTGGGAGGGTTAATTATAATAGTTATTCCAAATTCAATACTTTACAAATTGAAGATGATTCAGAATTTTTATTTTTATCTTAAAAATTTTTGAAGAAAATTTTGAAATTTAATATAAATTTTATATTTTTATATATAAATAAAAAATGATGGAAAATTCAGAATTAATTAAAATTGCTTTTAAGAACAAAATTATTGCTTTTAAAATGTCTTTATTTGATACGGATGTTGATGTTGAAGATATTTTGAAGGTTGATGCCCATAACATTTTAGGGGAAATTTTAACATTTCCGGTTATTATGAATCGTTTGGGTAATTTAGTTGCTGAAATGGATGAATTAGTTGCTGAGGCTAAATTAGAACTTGAAATAAAAGCAGCAGAATTAGGAGAATATTATAGAAAAAAATTGGTAAAAAAGACAACAGATTCCACAGGTAAAGAAAAAATATCCTTACCTACTATTGCTGAAATTGATAATGCAATTTTATTAGATTTAGCTTATCAAAATATAAGAAAAAAATCTATCAGATTACAAAAAGAAAAACAAAATATTGATAGTTTTTATTGGGCTGCCAAATCCAAGGATGACAAAATAAATAAATTATCAGAAAAATTGAGACCTGAAGATTTTGAAAAAGAAATTTTAGAAGGAACAGTTAATGGGATTGTTGTTAAATCATTTGATAATAAAAAATAAACAATGAAAGAAGATATTGAAAAAATATTTAATTATCCAGTTGTTAGAGTACCTTTGGAAGAATTACTTGATTCTAAAAAATATGAATCATTACCCTATACTCAAAATTTCACTTTTGTTAAAACTCCAAAAAAAGACATCTTAATAGGGGTAGGTTCTAAAAAATACAATTTATTACCTTGTAATGAATTATTCTCTTCACTGGAAAATAAATTATCTAATTATTATAAATTTACTAAAATTTATAAACAACAAGATTATTGTAAATTTTATGTAGATTATATTTTTGAAGATAAAGAAATATTCATGGGAGCAGATAAAATTAAATTAAAACCTTGTATTAAAATTACTCATTCTTATAATGGTTATTTAAAATATAATATATATTTTGGTTTTTTTGATCCTAAATATTCTAATTTTTTATATGGATTTAAAATGATTAAAGGCACTCCTTTTAAACCTACTTTAGAAAATTTGGATAAAATAATTGAAGAAACAATTTTTTATATTAATGATTTTTTAGAAAGAACTCAAGAATTATTAATAGATAAATATTTTCCTCTAAATCAACATTTTTTTAAAAATTGGGAAGAAGAAGTTATAAATCTTTCTAATTTAATCATTTTTCCAAAAAAATTAACTAAAATTATTATTAATAATATTAAAGAAGAAATTAAAGTCTATAATTGTTTTATAACAAATTGGGAATTATATAATAATTTTATTAAAGTATTAAATAATACTGAAACTAAACTTTTTGAAGAGAAAAAACTTAGTTATGATAATGAGATATATACTTATTTAAAAACTTATCCAAAATTATAAAACCACAATTAACCATTAAAAATTAACCACTAAAATGTTAAAATTATGACAATTAATCGTTCACAATTTAAAGCAACTCCTGTGCAAAAAGTAATAGAGCAGGAAAAATCTTTAGGATTAAATTCTTCTTGGAATGGTCCTAGAAAGTATCATACTTTAGACCCTGGCAAAAATAAATTTAGGATTTATCCTGCTAGAAATTCTGAAGATGAAAATTCTTCTTATATTTATCCTAAAGTATGTCATTTTCTCCCCTTTAAACAAGAGAATGATAAAAAACAAGAAGTTATTGTTTGGAAACCTATTTTTAATTCCAGAATTCATGGAGGAACTAAAAAAGATATTATTGAAGAATATTGTAAAATTGCCAATAATCTATTAAAAAAGTTATCTGCTGAGGAATTTAAGAAAAAAACTTCAATAATTAATGGTTATAGAGATAATAAAGGAGGATGGCATTCAGGTATTATAGCTCAACCTAGATGGACAGTTTATGCTGATAAATTTACTTCTACAGGGAAAAATCTAAGCTTATTAGATTTAACTCCAGGTTGTAAAGAACAAATGAACAAATTAAGTATAACAGAAGGAACTAGTGAACCTATTCAAACAGATCCTTTTACTGATATTGATGAAGGAATTTGTTTAATTATTGATTATAATAATAAAGCTCAAAAAGCTAGTGAATATTATGTTTGTTCTTTGGATGAAGTTGCTGTTTCTAAATTTAAAAGAGAATTAGTTCCTACTCCTTTAACTGATGAGGATTTGGAAGAATGGTTAAAATTAGATTCTTTAGAAGATCTTCTTGTTAATTCTTATAAACGTAGTGATTTTGAAAAAGCTATTGTAGGATTAGAAATTTTTGATGAAGAATTTAAAATGGGAATTTTTGATTCAGATGAGTTTCAGCAGACTTTAGCTGAAATGGATCTTTTATATGAAAAAGTTATAGAAGAAGATATTAAAGAAAAAGAAGAAAAAGAAGAACAATCTTCAATTAAAACTATTTCTTTACCATCTAAAGAAGAAGAAGGTGAAAAAGAAAAGGAAGAAGAAGGTGAAAAAGAAAAGGAAGAAGAAAGAAGAAAAGAAGAAATATCTTTATTAAATATGGATAGAAATGAATTAAAATTATATATCCATGAGAAAAAATTAGGAATTAATGTTAAACCTTCTTATACTTTAGATCAAATAAGATTTCTTATTGAACAAGCAGAGGAAGAAATTAATGATTCTCAATCAGAATTTAAAAAAGAAGAATCTTCTAATATTGAACCTATGCAAGAGGTGAAAGAATCAGAACTTAAACCTAAAGAAACTTCTAAACCTTCAACTGCTGACAGAATTGCTGCTTTAAGAAAAAAACAGCAAGAAGCCGAAGCAAAATAATTTTTAAAAACTAAAAATGGAGTGTAGTTAGTCTTAAAAACCTAATAAACAGAGTCAATTTAGTCTCTTACACTCCATTTTTTATCTTTAATTTATGAAAAAAGCAATTGGTATAATTTCTACAGATTGGCATCTTGATAAAGAAAATTTTGTAGAAAAAGAAGAATTAATAAAACAAAAGATTGATTTAGCTTTAAAATTGAAAGTTAAAAATTTATTTTGTGCTGGAGATATTTTTATAGAAAGAAAAGCAAGACCTTTAATAGATTTAAAATATTTTGATAAATTATTATTTTTAATTGAAAAAAGTGGATTAAATCTTTATTTAATTCCAGGTAATCATGATAAAGTAAATTATAATAGTGATGATTCTTATTTATTAACTTATAAACATTACCCCAATTTATTTTTATTTCAAACACCTTCTTCCATTCAAATAGATGAAGATAATTCTTTTTATTTTGTTCCCTATTATGATGAATTAACTTCTCTTTATTTAGAAAAATTAAAATCAATACAGTTAAATGATGGTGTTAAATATCATCATTTAATTACACATGTTTCAATCAATTCAGTTAAAAATAATGAGAGAAATGTGGTAATGAATGACATAAGAGAAGTCTTTTTTAAAGATTTTACTAATGTTTTTGTAGGGCATTACCATGATAGACAAAGTGTAGGAAAAAACATTCACTATATTGGTTCAATCTCTCAAGGGAATTTTGGAGAGGACACTAAAAAAGGATTTACTATATTATATAATGATGGTACTTTTGAATATGTTCAAAGTAAATTTAGAGAATTTAAACAAATAGAAATTAAAGTAGATGATAATTTTTCTTTAAAACAAGTTGATGAATTAATTAAAGAAAATGAAAAATCTATAAACCATATTAGATTTTCTTTTGTAGGTAAAGAAGTTTTATTAAAAAACATTGATAAAAAAAGAATAGAACAATATGGTTTTGATGTAAAAATGAAACAAATTGAAATTGAACAAGGGATAGAGAAAGCAAAAAAGGAAGAATTTGTTAGTTATAATAAAGGAAATTTATTTGAAGAATTTGAAGAATTTTGTAAAGAAAAGAAAATTGAAAATAATAAATATGGAGTTGAAATATTAACTAAAAAATTAAGATAATGAAAGAACTTTGGAATATTAAAAATTGGAATTATTTTAAAACATATGATTGGGCCTACCAATTATTTGGAGAAACTATTTACTGTCCTCTATATAAAAAGGAAAAATTATTCCTTTGGAGTGGAAAAACAATTGAAAAATTTGAAAATATTGAATTAAACATAGAAGATTATGGACCAGATCAATTAATTATTTATTGTAATAAAAAATTATATTTAATTCCTAATAAAGATTTCTCTATAAGAGATGAATTTAATTGTACCAATAAGGAAGATTTTGATA